AAGAAGCTCGTCTAATTTTTGATCGACTTTACTCATAATATGTATTTATAACTATTTAGGATCGCTTGATTTATCGTCTGAATATGTTGTAGTAGGTTGTTCAAACCAGGTTGTTGTTTCGTTGTATGTGATATTATCATCTGCTTCTGCGTCAGCTGGTATTGGTTCAACTATTTGATCGACTACTTTACCTGCTGATTCTGTATCTGATACTTTACCACCACCAGCTTCTATGTAAGTTCTGACATTAGCTTTTCTAATCATTTCAGAAGATTTAATAGGTCCGTATATGTAGTTTCTCATAACAAATTCTAAATCATATCTTAGAACTTGTCTTGTTTCAAAATCACCTTCATATTCGTCTGTTTGTGTAACACTACTTAAAACTATTGGTACATCTCTTTTGTCACTCATACCAGGTACGGTATGAATTGTTACTGTATAATCAGGTGTGAAATATGGTAATATTTGTTCAATTATTTGTAATCCATCATCAGTATTTTTAACAAGAATACTTAAACTGAAACCTAGATTGTATGGAGCAGGAGCATACTGTTGTTGCATCTTCTGTGGATTAGTTGTATCAGGTTTTCTTAGTTGTGTTTTTTTAGTCAACTTTCTTGAAGCATCATACTCAATAGAAGTCAACTCGAATCCCATTCTTGGTAAACTGATAGCTGTTCTTGTTGTACTAAAGTTTGTTTGTTGAAGTTTTGCTATCCATTTTGATCTAGGTCCATAAGCTAACGGAACTTTCATTAGTTTACCGCTATCTCTTTTGATTGTCAAGTTATTGAATAGTGTACCAAAAACTGATACACTTCTTTTAATAGTTTCGTGATAAAAATGTTCATCTAACATTATGTAGCATCTCCGAATGGATTACCTTCTGAAAAATCTATAATACCGTCCGCATCAGTTTCAAGGTCTAAGTTAAATGCACCTGCATCTGTAGATAGTTCTAATGCACTTCCAACTGTATTAATCGTTCTTCTTGAAGCTAGACTATCTTCTACTGATAAGTAACCAGCTTGGTCAAATCCTGTACCACTTTCTAGTATTAGTCTGTCTACAGTTGTAGTTTCTAATACTAACGCGTCTGTACCTGTAGTTCCGTCTGTAACATAACTTGGTATAGTCAATGTAGCTGTTCCGTCTTCAAAGTCAATGTAATATCCTTCTTGTCCTGTTCCACTCAAAGCTATTAGATCACCATCTAAAGTATCTTCAGCTATGATACGACCTGTTGTTGTATCTGTGAGAACGAATGATTGATAATTTCCTGTTGTATCAGTTGTTTGAATCTTACTGATATATAGTTTGTTTGTTGTTTCACTCCAAGACACCACTTCACCAGTTATTACTACTGTATCAGTAACAAGTTGTGAAACTGTTTCACCAACAATAAAGTCTCTTACTGTAGATGTATCTGCTAATGTCAATTCGATACCTGCTGCTTGAGCTAAATCTAAATCAGTATCAAGCGCACCAACACCTGTATTAAAGTCTTCACCACTGTATTCAAACAAGTCGCAAGTCATTTTGAATGTAAATAATTTACCCATTTGATAAAATGGATTTTCGTGTTCTACGAATTTAATTTCGAACACACTTTTTGACAATGGGAAATAGATTAAGTCACCTTCGTTCGGTCTTAATCCTGTAGCTAAGTTTGCATCAAGTGAGATAAATCTTTCCCAACTTCTTTTTGATATTACAAAGGTTGCCGTATCTCTAACTTCTACACCGAACTTAGAATATAAATCTCCTTCACCTTCGAAACCTTCGACTCCATCTAAATACATTTCAACTTCGTATGCATCATCAAAACTAGAATCTGCAGCATCACCTAATATAGTATCTTCGTTTACTATTGATCGTGGTAGATAGAAACAGTTGTGACCATACATGCGTAGAGATTCTACGATTAGGTCTTCGACTAAATTTTGTTCAGTCTGTACTGCGTGACTGAAAAATACATTTGTTGCCATGATTAGGCTATCCTATCATATCGTTTATAGGTAACTCATAACCTAGACGAAGTTCTTCTTCTAGTTTTGTAATTTCTTCTCGCGCATCATCTACTAGTTGTCTGCCGTTCAAAGTAATTCCACCTGGTAATTGAATTCCGTCAAATTTAATTAGGTTTTGTCCCCATTGCATTTTAAGTTTTGCTGTTGTATATCTTTTTAACCAAACATCATTATAGATATCTGTAAAGGTTGTTGGGTCTTGTTTTCTGATACATTCGATAACTAGATATTCACCTGCAGCTACATTGCCACCCCAATCCATATCTATATAGAGACGGTTTCCGTGTTTACTGTGTCTCATGAATGGTTTACCGACTAACATCTGGTCTAACATACCTAAATGTTGTTGTACCATTTCGTAATGTAAAACAGAAGTTGAGTTTAAATCATATAAATCGTGTAGTCTTAACTGATATCTTAAATCAAACATATTAGAAGTACTACTGCTAATATCTAATACTCTAACAACTGACATTATTGATTCAGGTAATTCTATATAATTATTACCTTCTAACCAATTAGTAGCACCATTATCTGAACCACCTTGAGTTGATGAAGTTAAAGTTGAGTTTGTTTTTTGATTATCTATTTCAGCTTGTGTTATAAGATGTTTTAAATATGTTCTTATCGTGCCATCATAATGATATTCTGTAAAGAATTGTAGTGAATCATCAATAACATCATCTGCTTGATCATCATCAACATTGATTTCAACAACAGGAAACCCTAATTGTCTCTTACAATATTGAATAAGTGTCGCTTTGCTATTTGGTACTGCCATTTATAAATTCCTCTTTATACTATTTATATCAAATAGAAAGTTAGAGTCTGTATTCTTTTGCTGCAGCTTCTTGAATTCTGTCTAATTTGTCGGTAAGTTTTTGAATTGCATCAAGTAATCTAGTCATATCTTCATGCAATTCTCTTTTTGAAACATAGTCTCTTGCTATTTCTTCTCTTGTCTTATTGAGAAGTATATCTTGTCTTCTAATTTCATCATGTGTACTTCTAACCCACCAAGCAAGAGGCATGATAACTAGTGTAAGTATAACATTCCATAAAAGATGTGACATTTCATATTCCATATTATCCTTCTATGAATTATCTGTGATATACTGTTTTCCAACTGTAATTGCTGTAGTATAACTTGTTTTGTCGTCAGCTGAACCCGCTACATCTGGGTCTGTGTAAGCCAAGATAAGTTCAAGGTGGTCAACATTGCGTTGTACCATCTCGTTTATTTCTGCTTGTGTCAGGCCTGTTACATCATGTGAACTACCATTTATAGCGTTGATAAGCGTTACACTATCGGTTGCTGCTGTTAGTATTTGTGTTACTGTTTGTTCCATTTTATTATCCTTTACCCTTCTAGGGTTGTTACTCGTGCCACTAGGGCCTCTATTTTATTGTCTGCTTCTTGTAAAGCTTTTACTAACATTGGAACTAACTCAGCAGGAGATAAGTGTTGTGTTCCGTCAGGGTCTACACTATGAATGGCTTGACCATCTGCAACATTATAATTGTCTATTGTAGATTTTACTTCCTGTGCTACAAAACCATAATTTGTTTTTCCTGATCCTGCGCATGGAACTGTTGAATTTTCTTTGTATTGAGACATATCAGTTGGTACATCTTTTCTAGCTTTCCATGTATATGTAACGGGTCTTAAATCATTAATGAAATTTAAACCTACATTAGAGTCTGTTATGTTTTCTTTAAGTCTTATATCAGAAGGATTTGTAAAACTTGTCGCACTTGATGTTAAGTCAAGAGTTCTTCGATGGACTGAACTGTAAGAAATTCCAACTGTAAAAGTCTTCGACCCAGCTCCTAATACATTATATCCTAAAACAATTTCAGCAATATTACCAACTGCTGACCCACTAGTAGCCTTACCTATATAGTATTATGACTACCAGTTGTCATTTGCACACCACCTGCGTAACCAGCATAGTGTCCAATAAAGGTATTATCGGCTCCTGTTGTGTTAGCATAACCTGTAGACTCGCCCATGAAACAATTATTATTTGCGGTTGTATTGCTTTGACCTGCACTAAGACCAAGGCATGTATTTGAACTTCCTGAAGTGTTGGTTCCTAATGATCCCGTACCCACTGCGACATTGAAATTACCTGTCATACTAGCGGCATCCAGAGCCTTATCACCAACCGCTGTATTATATTCTCCTCCGGCACAACCATTCATGGCACTAGAACCAATTGCTACATTGTAATGCCCTGTTGTGTTTTCGGCTAACACGTTAATGCCCAATCCAACATTATCATGTCCTGTTGTGTTTTTAGTCAAACAATTACGACCAACCGCTACGTTGTAATTACCTGAGGTGTTAGCATCTAAGGCTATGTTTCCGATAGCAATATTATAGGAGCCAGTCGTATTAACTAACAGAGCACTATTACCAATCGCTGTATTATTTGTGCCTGTAGTATTGTTTGCTAAAGCACTAGCACCAACAGCCGTGTTGTTTGCACCTGTGGTGTTATCAAACAAAGTGTCATAACCCAATGCAGTGTTGTTAGATGCTGTTGTGTTTTTAAATAGTGCGTAAGTTCCAACTCCAGTATTATGACTTCCTGTTGTTAAATCTGGTAATACCGAAAAGCCAACGGCAACATTGTTATCACCAGTGGTTAAATCAGCAAAGATATCTACACCTAAACCTGTATTGTAATTAGCTGCATTAATAGTTCCTGTAGCATCATCACCAATCATTATTGATGAAGTACCAAAGGTTTTGAATGTAGCTCCACCACCTCCACCAGCAGCTTCCCAAGCTACTCCACTTCCAGTAGAAGTAAGTACTTGTCCGTCTGATCCTTGTCCACCGTTTATTTTAAAATTATCAGCGTCTAAATGACCTGTTATATGAAGGCCACCTGCTTCTGTTTGTAATTTGACAGCATTGTTGAAATAAAGATTAACAGCACCATCATCATCAGCTTGTAACATTGTTTCACTACCTGCAGCGTTCATTAATCTTACATCATTTGACCTAATGTATAAAATACCTGTACCAACTTCATCTATGTAACTATTTGAACCATCATGATAAATTTTCAAATCTAATGAAGCACCCAACTGTACTTGACCATTATCAGGAAATACAGCATCATGATTAAAATGAGCTGTTCCAGCATCTGAAGCATCAAGTCTTAATAAGGTTATAATAGAACCATTATCGTTACCAACAAATTTTATGTCTTGGTCTTGGATTGATGATGCTATAGAAAAA